TTGTCTACATAAGCCATGACTACACCACTCTCGCTTCTGTGTTTAAGATTTGGTCAACACGACGCAATGGCACACCTTCGAAAGTGCTCCAGCTCGTTGGTGTACCGAATTGATTTAGACCGCTGTTAATGTCTAAGACGTTTTGTGATTTGTTCAACGCTTGTATTCTTAACATTGAGTAAACTGTTCTGTTCATATAGAAAGCAGGACGGCCCATACCAAGATTAGGGATACGGTCTAAAGCGCGTGACATCAATTTGATAATGTCAGCAGCTGAAGATTCAGCAACTAAGTTAGCTGTGTTGATGTTACAAATACGAACGACATAACGCCAATCTTTAACAACTAAGCCATTCTTCCATTGGTAATGAGTTTGGAAAGCTTGGTAAGGGTTAGAGTTAGCATCGTACACAACCAATTCACCTTGATCGTCATGAGCCAAACCAGCTTTTGAACCTTTAGGGAATGTGCAGAAAGTAGTGTTGTCACCCCATACCACTAAATAAATAGAAGTATTGTTAGTAGAAACACCACCAGCGTCTAAGACGTTTTGAGCATTACCAGCACCAGAGATAGCACCATAACGTGGAGCTAAACCTAGATACTGACGTGGGTCAGTTGCAGGATTACCGTACAATAATGTACTAGCTTGAGCTTGGTTCATTGCTTCCAAGAACGCAGAATCTTCTGACATTCTAAAAGCATTGGTGTTGCCGTTTAGTAAAGCTAAGTCTTTATCGATCTTAGCGTAGGCTTCCAACATGCCGATCGACTCATCTACTTGCGCAGTGGTTGATTTGCTTGTTGGAATACCTTGGTTGATCGAGCGCCAGTAGGCAGTCGGTAAACCAGTACGGATGATGACACGGTGTCCAGTGGGTAAGTTACCTTCTTGGAAAACCGCATCTTCTAAAATTTCATTAGATTGCGACAAAAGCTCTGCTACCGCAGGAACCTTGCCATCGGGGTCAAGACGCTTGGCCCAATCTGCCAATGTTAAAGCGCCAGTTGCTAAAGTTGCCATTTATTCTTCCTATTGTGGATAAAGTCGATCAGCCAGTGATGACGTAGCGGCTGGGCCTTTACCCCCAGGTACTAAGTTATCTTCTGACATTGCTTTGCCTGCTCGATAGAAAGCACGGATCATCTCAGGATGATTACCAATGCCGGTTGAATCGAGTAGAGCTTTTAGTTCAGGCGTTGCAAAAGCGTTAATCGCTTTGCCTGCGATAGCCAGGTTCTCGTCCATTTTTGCACCGCCAAACTCTTTATCAGAGCGTGACGCTTCAGCCCATTCATTGTGGACTTGTGCCTGTGCTGCTTGATGATCTGCCATAACTTTGGTTCTCATCAATCCGCCCATATCCGTCAGGTGTTGTGCTTGCTTCTGAGTTAATCCTGCTTCCTTAGCCGCACTTTTAAATGCGTCTTGGATAGTTTCGTCAACTACTGTGCCTTCTGGATAAGTAAAATCTGTGTAATCTGCTTGCTCTACAGGCGCTTCAGGCGCTGATTCTGCTAGCAGTGTGGCTTCTGTTGCTACAATAACGGCATCTGTTGCAACTTCTTCAGTCGTCGATGCTATTTCTTCGGTCATTAGTCTGTTCCGTCAAGAGTTGTATATATAAGTCTGGGCAGCTATTAAACTGATCCAGTACCCAAAGCCCGATTACCCGCTTGCCTTCTTTATGTGCAGCGGTCAAGCCTTCACCGGTAAAGCTCGTTTGAAAGACACCACATTCACCCATAAGTCGCCTAAGTAAGCGACGACCTTCTGGTAAAGTAGCAATGGCTTGAAAGTCTTGCGACTCGACTGCCATCTGAATCTTTCTAAGCTGTTCACGTTGCGCTCGTAAATCTTCATCCATAGCGTAACTTGAATGATTACTTGTCATCCGCACCATAGAGCAGATTAGCTGCGTTCTTAAGTGTAGACGCGGTTGTCAAACCCATATCAGTAATCTGTAAACAGATACTGACGTCAGTGCCTTTATCATCTCCATCACGTTCTAATGATTCAGTTGCAGAGGTGACGATAGCAATAGCTTGTAGAGTGACTTGTGTGCCAGCCTTCAATGCTTTAGAGATACCTAACGCCTCGCACTGGTCATCATCTAAATGAAGTGTCAAGCCGTAACCATACTTAGCCGACATACAGTAAGCAGCATCGCCCATGTCGTCGCTTTCTTTCTTCATGCTCATCATTTTCATGTTAGTCGCCAACGGTTGAAAGTAATTGTCTAGCCATTTTGCTGTTGTCCGTTCATTTTGGCTAGCATGTCACCAGAGGCTGTGCCGGGTTGAGTTGAAGTTTGTCCGAGATTCTTGGCGGCTTGTGACATTTCCATCAGCTGCGCCTGTTTTTGTTGCTGTGCTTGAGCTTGCGCTCGTTGTTGACGTATTAAGCCAACTTGCTCGCCACTAATAATGAGTTCTGGATCAATACCCAGCTTGTCTGAGTAAACGTCTACCCAATGGTCTGGATCAAACTTGTCAAGAACATCAGGGCGTAAAGTTGCGATCTGTCCCATTGACGAGACAAATCGGTCAATACCATTGACTGACACAGCCTTTTGAGCCTGAGCCAACATAGATACATATTCGATATTAAGATCATGGCCCGCTAACTCTTCAGGAGGTGGTGGTAACATACCAGCGGTCAGTAGCCGCTCGAATACTGTCTCGATCAGTGGATCAAGTAGCTCATTATTTAAGCGCTCAACTACTGGACCTAGCATCAGCATCTTCTCTTCATTACGCGCAGCAACTTCGGTTGCGGTCATGCGAGTGTCTTGCTGACTAATAGCCATGAAGATGTCAGAGAAGAACGCCCCATTAATACGGGTACGCACATCTTGAATATCCATAAGCAAGGTTTGCAGATTAAGATTGACCTCGAAGGCTGTCTTAACGCCTTGAGTACCAGACGACGCATCGTAATAAGAGATACCGCCAGGGAATAGCTCGATCTCTCTATTTTTCATACTCGATGGCACTTGAATAGGGGGATTAGCTTGATAGTCGATAGCTTGAGACTTTCTGAACTGCTGTGCTTGTAACTGTTTAATGTCGCCTAGAGCTTCCATGCCTGGGGAAACACCATAGATATCGCCACCAACTGTAGTCCATCGAGGTGATACGCAAGGGAATGTCTGATAACCTGATTCGCGTAGAACCTTCTTATCACCGGCATTACGTTCGAAGTACACAGACTTAAACGGCATATTAAGATTGTCTTTCTTAGACTGATCTCGATCGGATCTTGGCTCGATAGCGTGAATCAATGTCACCCACTGATCCAGACTGCCGCGCTGATAGGCAGACTTCACGACACTTGAGCAATTCTCTAAGCCAAACTCTCCAACGATCTCAGCGACCGTCTTGTCAAACTCTCTATATAAAGTATTAACCTCACCCTTCCAGTCTGTCGTGATGGCATACTCACCAATAGTGAAAGGATGTAGATGGATAACATTGTTATAATCTTCAGCGATTAAAGCAGAGGCTGTACCAAATGCGCCCAACTCTTCATACATTGAATGTAAGACGCGGTAACAGTTTGATTTAGCCAGCACATCACTGACTTGATCTGATACAGCATTCAGCCATATTTTAACCGGCTGAAACTCCATCAAATCTGTATCGGTAACAGATAACCTAAACCAAGGTCTTGATGGCGATGTCATGCCCGACATCATGCCAGCAGCTAAGACTCTAAGCGCCCTAGTGCCAGTTGAATCATAAATAGTATTGTGTCGTTTAAAGCCCTTGTTTCTATCGCCTATGAAATAGCGGCCATTGACCGGTAGTAAGTTTCGACTCACATCCGACCAGTGCTGTAACCAAGTCGAGCGCTCCATTTTAAGGGCGCTCCATCGGCTATTAAGTAGCTTAATTTCTTCTGACACTTATGCGCCTAGCAGAGTCTTTTTAGCTAAAGTACCGGCAGCAACTGGATCACCTTGACCGCCAGTTAATAGAGTAGTAGTTACACCGCCTCCACCTTGAGCTACGTTCTGAGTACCTACATCAGCTACAACAGCCTTAACATCGGGCGCATGAGCTAATTGAGGTGGTGGTGGTGGCGGCGCTGGTGCTGGTATGCTAGGAGCTGATGAACACATAGTCGAATCTCACTTTTAAAGTTAATGAGAGTCTAACGTGTCAATCGGCTATCATCCGCACGGACTACTTATGTAAGCGCTCACTAAATCGAGTGCGTTCTTTGATAATGTCGCGAATAGTCGACTTAGAACATTCAAACTTTTCAGCTAACTGTTGATAGCTAAACGATCCAGTATCATAAGCCGCTCTTATAGTTGCACAGTCATCATCTGATAGTGTAGCTTTCGGATGGTTCTCGCCACAGGCTCTGCCAGATCCTGCGCCCGTCTTTAGCATTAGCCATTCTGGTATATTGACGACGGTCCAGGCTATTACTTTTAAGTCTGGTGTGAATATGCCAATAACTGAATCGCCAGACTCTAGCATCATCAAGCATGGATAAGACAAGGGTACTGCACAGTGTGAAGCTCTGAGCCATTTTATCATTGAGTTCTACTCGCAAAGGGATCATGTCCACGCATAGCGTCCGTGCGCGGTCTGTTACTGGAATGATGTGAAGATGATTTGGGGACTACAGGAAATGAGAAGGTTAGTGCTAAAGCATCGCCAATATCAGGGGAGGGTAGGCCGCGCTTCTTAATCTCATCTTTAGACTCTAATTGAATCTTCCCGGCAGAGTTATAAAAGTAAGTCGGTGATGCTAAGTCCTGCTTAAGGCCTTGATCGTTTGGTATACAGCCCCCGCTAGTAAGCCAGTCTCTTAACTCGCACCAGATTTCAGCACGCTTATTAAGATAGCGACCATCAGTAGGTTTGCCGGCAAAGGCTACCTCTGTTACCTCGTGTCCAAGCTGCCTAAGTCTGTCGATGACACCAGAACCAGCACCGGCATCGATAAACACAGCATCAGGGTTATGCTCCATGATTTCAGAGGCTACCCGTTGAGCCAATGCCATATTGTCTATGCCACGCAGAATGATGGGCTTATAAGTTGACAACCCTTGACGCATAAAGATGACTGATCGATCATCACCAAAACGGGCAGGATCGACGCCTAGTATCTTAGGGGCATAGACAATATCTCTATCCGGTATTGTCCGAGTCGCCCCCGCTTCAACATCAGACAATGACATTAGTTGATTGTCACCAGCTGCAGTAAAGTCACATAGATACTCTCTAGCGAATGAAGTCTCAGCCATATCTCGGCGTAACCTTTCAACCTCGGCCTCATCGAGTGAATGAGTGTCGTAAACGGTGTATCTAGCTGAATACCAATCATCATAGCTGTCAGCTCTAAAATAAAGCTCACTGAATAGATTGATCCCACTTGGTGTACCAATGAACAGCGCCCAGCCTAGCCTATCTGATAATGCAGGCTGAATAATGTCTTGCCAAACCTCTGGCTTAATCTGTGCCACCTCATCAATGACAATGCCATCAAGTCTAACTCCACGCATCGCATCAGGATTATCACCACCAAAAATACGAATAAGACAGTTGTTAGCAACAATCTGCACTGATAGCTCTGATTCATTAATAATGACAGCACCATGAGGCACTAAGGGCGAAACCTTCTGCTTAAGCCGTGACCAGGCAAT